ATCATGTCATAAAGGTACACCAACTAGACCATATTGGTGACATCAACAAAATGCCCTGTAATAAATTAATTTAACCACCTTACTATACAATGTATAAAAAGGTGGTATAATATCTCATGGTCTGAAACGGTCACCTAGACCATTTGAATAAACGAAGCCGTGACAGCCGGAGAGACGGCAACTACCAATTCGGTATCAATTAGTAGGTAATTAATAAATGGCAAAACGTAACAATATGCAACTTGTAGAATTTATCACAATTAATGACAAAAGATTCTTGCCTTGTCCTTTTTGTGGAACTAAAGAAGATGATGAAGGTCATTCTTTTCATGTGCTTCAAGATTGGTGGTACAAGATAAGATGCACCACTTGTGAAGCTTGCCCTTATTCTTCGGAATCGAAAACTTTAGATGCTGCTATTGATTTTTGGAATAAACGAGTTCAACTGTCCTCTTTAGATGATGCAAAGTTTCTTATCAAGAAAGTAATCAATGATTTAACAAAAGTGATCGAATAATTATGAGCCATCAAATAGTAGGCTATATTCGTGTTTCATCACAAGGACAAAATACAGCAAGACAGTTAGCAGGAATTACATTAGACAAGGAGTTTGTCGATATGGTTACAGGAAGTAACAAAGACCGGGATGGTCTAAAAGAATGTATGGCATACGTGCGTGAAGGTGATCAGCTTTTAGTGGATAGCATTGATAGACTTGCTAGAAACCTTCAAGACCTTCAAGAAATCGTGGATAACCTTATTAAAAAAGGGGTTTCCGTTAAGTTCATAAAGGAAAACCTTACCTTCAATGCACATAAAGACCCAATGGCCACTTTAACATTGCAAATTATGGGAGCATTCGCAGAGTTTGAGCGCACCATGATTAGGTCTCGTCAACGCGAGGGAATTGATGCAGCGAAAAAAACCGGGAAGCATCTTGGTAGACCTATTAAAGTTGACAATAAATTTAGAAAAGTTGTCAAAGAGAAGGTCGCAAGTTTACAATCTATCCGCTCAATCGCGAAAGAGATGAATGTTTCACGCGCGACAATTTATAAAGCACTGGAAGCTCCTATCTAATGAAAGACATTAACAAGATGCGCTTAGGCGTATTGCGTGAATTAAAGAACGTCCACAAGTTCCTAGACAATATGGAACGCAGCGTAAAAACCCGTAACCCCGAAGCGATTCAAAAAGCCTATATGTTTCTCGTTCATTTGGTTCGAGAGATGGATCAAGGGTGTCTTACTCCTGATTCGGTTGCGCTTGATGTAGAGCTTGCAAAACTGTTGGGTGATAACTCAGAGTAAAAAAATAATGGCGAGTTATCACTTGCGCTCAAGATCATGATTTTGTACTATGCCTAACTTTTTAGGCGCAAATAAGCAAATGACATTCTATGTAGAGGGTCTACAACTGGACGTACAAGACCCTTCATTCTTTATGGACGAAGAAAATTATCGTGAAATTAAAGAAACATTAGATGAGATGTTGCAAACTTATGCTGATATACCAATGGCTCAATAGAGCAAAAGACCGTTTTTATGAAATCGCAGTAAAGCAGGATGATAATAGGATTAGGCTTGATTACAATTGGGGTTCTTGTAATTCAAATCGTGGTGGCACTAAAAGCCTTTTCTTGTGTTCCGAAGAAGAAGCGAAAAAANCGATTGAACAAATGATGAAAAGGCGCAAGAGCCGAGGGTATGAACTCGTTGCGCCTTTAGTGAATTAAGCAGCTTCGCTCTGTTCAGGAAGAGGTTCCAACTCGCTACTTTCTTCGTCTGCAAGCTTGGCTTCGGCTTCTTTTTCTGTTTCTAACGCACGCTTTTGCATGGCTTCCACCATTTCAATTGCACCGCAAATTTTATGATATTGCTGAAATGCAACTTCTTTGTTTTGATGTAATGCTGCAAGTTCTTGCGATAATTGATTTGAATCATACTGCATTTTAACTTCTCCTTGTTGTTTTAAATATATTCCGTAACGATTATAGTGCCAACTGTTCCCGCTGTGCCAGTGTTAGTAACGGTACTACCTGATGCCTGTGAATATTGTATAGAACCAGGGCCACCACATCCAAAACCACCACCAAAATAACCGGGGCCTGATAATTGCGCACTAGATGAACCAGCACTTGCAGCCATTAAAATTGCTCCTTGGTTACTAAAAGCACCACCCATTTGCCCTGTAGCACGTGGGCCAGCAGTTCCATAAAATATACCACCTACACTAAAGGTACTGCCGCCATTACCACTACATCTAAAGTTTTGGATTACAGTTCCAGTACCGACAGTATTGACGCCATTTAATGGGCCTCCGCCATTAGCAGTGATAGAATTTGCAACCGCAGAAAGAGCGCCACCAGCAGCAGTCCATGTTCCGAAAGTAGTAGCACCACCAACACCACCAGCGCCACCAGCAGCACCAGCAGCACCAGCAGCACCCACAGAGTACGCTAAAGATGCGCCTACTTGGGCCGCAGTCATCATAAATTTAAGATAACCACCGGGCGCGCCACTGGCACTTGCAGCAATAACACCAGCGGCACAAGATGTACCGCCAGAACCACCACCGCCACCGCACATTTCTACAATAATAAATTTCATGTTGGCTGTTGGAGTGTATGTTCCAGATCCAGCAAGTGTTTGAACTGCCCCTGTTGAAACGACTGTACTTGTCAAAGCAACCGTTCCAGTGGCGTTAGGGAATGTATAATCTGCCGATCCGCTTACAGGGAATTTAAAGGTTGATAATCCAGAACCACCAGCCGCACTAAAAGTCATAAATACACCCGAACTAGTGTTTTGGAAAAACTGAAACGCACCAGTACCGGAAGTACTTAGATTAAAACCAGTATTAGTAATTCCCGTTGATGTAATTCCGGGTGACGATGACGAATTGTTGATTATAAACCATGTTGTAGGACTTCCAGCAGCATTCCAGCGAAGCAATGCATTTCCATTTGCATCATTTATGTTTGGGGTAGGAATATTTAAACTGGCTGGCAATGTAGTGCTTAGACTAGGAACGCCTGTATTTGAAGTGACTAACACGCTTGAATTTGCCGTTGTCAATCCTGAAACAACCGTACCATTTGCAGCGTACCAAGCTAATTGGTTAATTAATCCACTGTTTACTGTACCACTTCCGCCTGAAATCGTTGCCCAAGTATTATCGCCACGTAAATAAGTAGTCGAACTTGGCGTGCCAGTTGCATTTAATCCAGTCGATGGTACAAGTCCTGTACTTCCTGCAAGATTTGCCACGACTCCGGCAAAAACCACGTTTGAAGTTGTAGCAATACTTTGTGGCAAACTTAATGTAATGTTTCCGGTTGATGACGAAGCAATCACTTGGTTAGCAGTTCCCGTAATGGACTGTACCCCAATTGTGTTTGAAGTATATTGAACATCCCACGATGCAGCAGCCGTACCAGCAACGCCATTATAAGTAAGAACCGCTTGAGTCAATGGCTGCATGGTGACAATGGCATTAGAACCCGAAGAGATTACAAACAATGAATTGCTCGAATCATTAATCAATCTAAATGGCGTACCTGTTGCAAGAGTTGCAACGACTGGCATTTGTACAGTCTGAAACGTAGCCCCACTAAATATATATTGCCCCGTACTATTTACCGTTAAAGTGGTTGTTGCACCTGAATTGGTAACTAATGTTGTTCCGGGCAAAAAGTTATCCGCTGAAAGATTACTGTTAGCATCCCAACCAGCGAACGATGTCGCTGTTGGGGTGGTAGTTACCGAGCCTACGCCTGTGCCTCCGCGACCTATGGCAAGGAGTCCAGTCCATCCCAGAGTGATAGACGTAGCTTGGAGTAACGCGGTTGCTGGCGTACCACCGAGTGTTATAGTTACGTTTGTGTCCGGGGTAGCCGTTAATGCAGCAGGAACGACCGATGGAATATCAGTAAGCCATGCGACCGTACCATTAGAATCTTGCCAATTTACTTGGCGTGTTGCCGTAGTAAGTGGGAAGTTAAATTGAGTAATATGGTTTAATGTAGTGCCACTAAAGAATTGCAATTGGTTTACAGCGGCTTGTGAACCTTGAACAATTGCCCCGGCACCTTTTGAAACAATGGATAACTGAATATCAGTATCAGTTCCAGCAGGTTGAACCAATACGGCTGTTCCTGTCGGGCTGTTTTGTATTGTCAAATAGTTAACAGCAGTCGGTAAATGAAGCAATCCAAGATTGTTATTACCGTTAACATCCTTGATTAATCCACCTGTAAGGGTGATATTTGCAAAAGTTGGGCTGCTTGTAGTAGCAATGTCTTGCGGTAAAGTTAAAGTAACTGATCCAACTTGCGGAGTTCCAGAGGTGCCATTAGCAAATACTTGGTTTGCTGTTCCAGAAATAGAGGTTACCGAGGTTGTCGCTACCAAAGCAATAACTTGGGCAAGTGAAATTTTGCGTGTAACTGGGCCGGGCAACTGATCAGCCGGGAACACGTCCGTAGTTTGTGCGACCGTGGCCGCTGGTAATGCTGATATCTCAATCCCTGGCATGGTTAGTCCTCTTCTTCTTGAACGAGAATTCTTTGATTGTCGCTTGTCAGAATTGGGTCACCGTCTTGAGTAATAAGATATAGTTCCTGCTCAACACCAGCAGCGTAAGCAATAATAATTATTAACCCACCGTATGCACCTTGCATCGACAATTCCTTTTGTTTAAAAGGGGGAAGACTTCCCCCCTATTAATTATGCTACGTTGATCACGTGGTAATGAACTTTCGCAACGAAAGTACTGTTACCAGTAGTAAACGCACCTGTAGCGTTACTTAAGTACAAACCTTGTCCAGCAGTAGTACTGAATGGTTTAGCACCAATCGCACCGTTGAATAGGTAAGTATTACTTGCAGTAACTTGGAAGTCCGCAGCAGCTTCACTGTTAGAAGCTAGAGGGCCACCACCGTTAATAGTTGCGCCATATTGAGCAGCGACAATACCACCGCCAGCAAATGCAGCACTTCCGTAGGTTTGTACTAATTCCATACGGTCGAGAACAATTAACTGGTTTGCAGCAGGAGCGGCAACAAGGGCAACAGGAGCAGCAAACATTCCGTTGAACTGCGCAGCAGTTAAAGGAACAGAAGCCACGGCTACAGAGGAAGCAACGTAGTTAAATGCGTCAACCCCTATGTTTTGGGGTAAAGGTTCAACCAAAGTATATAAGGCACCAGCATTCGCATTACCTGCACCAATAACCACAAATTGACCACCTTTAAGCTGTTCAATGTTTTGTTGGTCAAAAGCCCGAGTTAAAACAACAGTGCTTCCAATAAAGGAAACGATGTAGATGCCGTTTTGGAATGCGCTAGTTTGGTTTTGTAACAAAACGCGATCACGCAAAGCAAGTAAAATACCATCAACAGTCAAAGTACTAGCAGCAATTGTTAAAGTTGCGCCAACGCCATTGTTCGATGGGCCATTGTAGTACGTACCTGTGATGTTGCTTGTAGCTGCAACACGGGCAGGTGTCAAATCGTTAAACAGTACTGTTTGTCCTAAGCTTGTACTCATTTTAATATCCTTATTAAATGATTAGTAATATTACTACTTGAAGTTAGCTAACTTCCCCATACAATCCCAGTCGCAGTTGTTCCAGCCGAGTTTACTCGAATCGAGAAAACAGGGTGCCAAACGCCAGCGGCTAAGCCTGTAAGAGTCTGATTGGTGCCATCCCATTTCATATAAGACACGTCACCTTGCACACCGACATACAGCCAGCGAGCGAATTCTACTGAACCATTTACGCCATAATAAACGTCATTGGTTGCATTTCCTGTTTTAGCAACNCCCGACATAACCCTTGTTGGCCCTGTGTATGCGTTGGGGTCTAAGGGTGTAATTTGTGATAATTGAACTGCCATTTCTGGACTCCTTAAAGTTTAATATAAATATTCATNAATGANGTTAACGGCAATGTTGGAACTGCAAAAGCTGTTGATGTTCCNGGGCCATTCCCTGTATTTCCTGCGCCAGTAGTCAAGTTTGTTCCTGATGCAAAACCGAAGCCAAACCCCGATCCTACCGTAGTAAACGTATAGGTATGTGAGTGAGGAGGCAAGTTTGCAGCACCCAGTGTTATTGACGCACTGTTAGCACCTGCATTTTGACCAAGTACGGCACCCATTCCAGCAGCCGCAATCGACCTTCCTAAAGACAAAGGCAATTGTATGGCTTTATTAGCTATAAAGTCCGCTTGAGCTGTTGCGCCTCTGCCACCTGTAACTGGCGCATAGGTATTTGATACAGCATCCCAAAGGGTTTTATACAATTGGAATGTGTATTGTCCAGCGGCTAAAGTTCCCCCAGACCCCGTGTTTCCTATAGTTCCATCATTCATTGGCAACCATCCTAAAGGAGCGGATGACCAATAAGAGGCTTTTACATCCCCTGTTCTTGGTGTTTGGTCGATTGAATCAATCATATCGTAACTATCAAACTCGGTATCAGGATCGGCAGACCCTAAGAATAAAGCAGGTTTTGTAAACAATATGTCACATGGTGCGCCTAAAGGCATATTAATTTGTATGTAAAGTGCATCATCATCGGTTTGCATTCCCGGAGTTCCTAAAGAACCACCAGCCACAGAAGGAACAACAAAACTTATAGGGAACCATTGCCACGTTGTAGTAAGTACAGCCGAACCAATGTTAACCCGCGTGCTAGTTGATTCAGGTGTAGCACCTGTTCCAGACCCATAATATTGTCGTGAATAAATATTAACTGTTTGTGTTCCAGATCCACAAGCAGCCCAAAACCCGAAAGTCATAGGCTGATTCGATAAGTTCTTAACCTTTTGGGTTATAGGAAATTGGAATGCCTTGTATGTTTCACCTGTTGGCGTGTTCGTACATTGATACCTCACATACTCAACGGGCGTTACATCTCCAGTCAATGGGGCGGCTGATAACGCAAAGGGAACAAATGTTAATGAATCGACAGCATTAGTATTATTTTTAACGAAACGAATATCAGGGCCAAGCACTCCATAGGTTCCTACAATGGGGTTAGTAAGAGCCGGAGTAAAACCTTTGTGATTAGATGGGGCGATAACCAAGTTGGTAGGGAGAGGACCCGCTTGCGCCCCGATATGGTTGATAAATTGGTTATTGGTGATGTAGTTCGTCACTGTAATGTAAGATGTGACGTTACCACCACCACCTGATCCACTGGCTGGGAAGTCATTCGCTTGCCAAAGTAGATTACCGTCTTTATCGTAAACTTCTACGTAGTACAAATCGTCTGGATTAGCACTGTCTTCTTGCCAATAGAAAGGGCCTTTAGTGCCGTTAAGATTAAAGATTACAGGATTAGGCCATGCCAAAGTTCCGGCTGGGTCTTGATAAACAGGTTTTGGTTGACGCGTAATAGAGTCGTAAGTAAACATTTGTGCGCCACCAGCCGCAAGGCCATCGTTACCAACGATGTACCATAGTGGAGGAAACGCTTGTACGTAAGTAATTGCCATGTTCACATTCCTTGTGAAGTTAATGCTTGTTTTTTATCCAACTAATGCATTACAATGTATTTTTATCAACCAAAAGATTACCATGCTTCATTTAATTTTATTTGGCTTTCTCGTTTACAACATAATCGATATCATTATACAGCGTGATATTGAATATTAATCATGATTCATAAAAGCCAACTTTTTCACTAAATCTATTATTGCATTCCTAGGCAACATTGACGCACCAGCGGCAACACCTAAAGCGTTTCTATAAGGCTTAAATTTCATATAACGCCTATATTCATCTTGGCCTTTTGTCAGCAAGTTAGCTATATCTTCATGACCTGATGAACGCAAAGACTGCTTCATTTCTTTCAAAATATTGCTTCGTACTTCAAGCCCTGCTCTACCATGCGCACGGTTAGCTTTAGAAAACCAATCCTTTGATAATCCACCAGCATGTTTACCCAAATCAGATTGTAAATCAAATAAGCGGTTGTAGTCTCCATATCCTGCTTCATCAACTAAATTACGGTATGGTGTCGTATTTGGAAAAAATTGTTTTGTATCTTCAATTAAATCCGGGTTCACCTCTAAAGGGGCTATATTTTTTGTTTTACCCATTTGACGTGCTTGAGCCAATTTTTTACTCGCACCTTTCCTAGTTAGATGTGGCAACAGTTTTAAACTACGTAATGCATTAACACCACCAATTACATCAGGTGCAATTTCAATACCTTTTTGCAATACATTATCTAATGTAGAACCCTTCCCTTTTTGACCCCAAGTTTCCGCATAGTTTTCGGTATCATTCGGCAGGTATGACGACAATGGATGTTCAAATGGTTTTCCTCGTAACTTTTCTATAGGCCATTCACCCAAAGAAGCTAAATCATGAGGCAAATTGTGCAGGTTACGCCCTGCATGAGTTAACCCAATAAGAACATCCCTAGGGATTCTTTTCCATGCGCTTTCTTGGTCATCTTCTGGTGGAACCGCTGCCCAATCAGATTGCATTGATTGTCTTTGAGCAGGTGGTTGTTCAGTTACAACTTCCCAATCAGACATTTGGAACCCCCATTTTTCGAGCCTCTTCAAGAGTAACCATTTTTGTTACGCCTGTTTTGCTATTTTTTACCTGAATCTTTCTTTGCAAACGTTCACGAGTGGCTTTCTCAATGGCACTTACATCGACCATTTTGTTTGCTTTCATGACTGCATCAGATTCGTTATAGCCTTTTTGCAATAATTCAGAGACGATTTGATTCTTCTTTTCTGCAATGTCGTGAAGTGCAGTAGCAGAATGAAGCTTTCCAATTGCTGAATCAATTGTGTCATGAGGGGTAATCTTTTGGCGTTGCGCTAAATCAAATTCACGCACCAAAGGTTTACCACTAAACCCTTGTACAGTGGAGGCAATAAAACTTTCACCTGTTGATAAAAAGTCACCAATAAGTTCTTTTTCTTCTGGTGTTCCCATCACTTTTAAGTAATCAAGTTGCTTATTTTGGAAGCCCGGTATGGTATTTCTCATGTTGGCAAACACAGGATTTTTAACAATACCCGTCATTCTGTCCAATACTGCACCAGAATTGCTTAATCCCAACTGGCTTTCACCAATTTGTTTTAATGCAGCCGCACGGTATTCCCCTTCTTTTTCTCGCTGTTTCACGGTGCCTTTAAATTCACCCTCTTTTTCAGCATAGGATTTAGGAGGAATTCCTTTGGTAAGTTCAAGTTCCATAGCACCATCAGGGCCTTGTTCTTCTTCTTCGGAATAAACAGGTTGTCCTTTAGCGTTATACCATTGCTCACCTTCAAGGGTTACACCGTCTTTTGGACGTTTGCCCATTGGTGGTGCCATTGGTGCCGATTGCTGCCCGGCATCATTTGGCATCTGTTGTTGAGGTTCTTGTTGTGGCATCACTTGCGCAAGAGGATTATTGCCTTGTTTAGGCTGTCCATGAATTAATCCCATAAATGCATTTTTAACTTTATCGGAAAAATTATTGCTTGATGGTTGTCCAACACCTGTATGTTGAGGTAGTTGTGGCATCTGATTCAAGGAATTTTGGCCTGTACCTTGACCCATACCAGCAGCTACCGCTTTTTGTAATGCAGCACGTGCAGCAGGATCGCCCATATTGGCAATAGCTCCGGGATTTTGTAGCAATTTAGCTAAGAATTGAGGCCCCATGAGGTTTGCATAGGCTAGTTTACTTGCAGCTTCGGCAGCGAGATTACTAGGTGCATAATCAGCTTTAACTTTATTATAGCGTGTACCTTGATACGCATTGTTTAATGCATTAATGCCGCCCAATGCAGTAACTAAACCACCACCGGGGCCAACGTCAGGTACAACTCTTGGTAATGGAAGTGCCATTTTATATCCTTATAAAAAGCTGCCGATCATGCCTATTCCACCGCCTATGGTGTTCCAGAAGTCGTTTTTCTTTCCTGCTTCCTTGCCATAAGCTGCGTCACCCATTTTGCTGCCCATTTGATTATACATGTCAGTCAATGCGTTTGCTGATGCTTGACCACCATTTTTCAAATCTTTTTGGCCTTCACCATATTGAGTATTAATTCCCAATACATTTTGAAGCCACTGATTCATATCGCCTGATGCAATTTGACCAGCATTTTGTTGTTGCTGTTGCATTAATGCACTACTGCCAATCATACCACCGGCCGATGCAGAGTTATTCCCGGCATTCATAGCTTGTTGTTGTAGCATGTGCGCGTATGGGCTTTCTTGGTAGTTGCCCATTAGTCCGTTAATAAATCCACTTGGGTCTTTTTGCTTATCAAGCCATTCCTGATAATTACCAAGTCCTTGTTTACCAGCATCTAAATAGGGTTGCTGTACGCCTTGACCCATATTCATGTACTTTTGGTATTGTTCCATAGCCTTGTCATAGGGTTTGCCGGAGTCGCCAAACATGCCACCCAAAAACCCTCCAAGGCCACTTCCAAACATTCCGCTATCGAAAGCCATAATCACATTCCTTGTGAAAATTAATCGTTAAACAATGGTAGTCCACTGTCCGTTACCTGCAACCACTTGCCATATTTGCAGTGATGCCGTTCTTGGCAACGTTGGCGAATTGGCATCACTCACATAAATCATTTGCCCTTCTACAGGCGTTTGTATCAAAGCCTTTTGTGCCTTTGTAAGTCTTGGAACGAAGAAACCACCCGATGACATATATTCACGCAATGATTCTACGAATGTGGCCATAAAATCGCCCCATACGTTGCTCAAATAAACCTCATCCCTTACTAAAGGGTCATAGGTTGGGAAATAGTCAAAATCACGAGCCATTTATTTACTCCGGTAAAATCTCGAAATTCCAAGAGGCACCCAAAATAATGAAGGGAATCTCGCTAAAAAATTCGACTCTAGGGACAAATCCTTGTCCTCTTGGTGTCGTTCCAATCTTTCGCCAAACGGTTCTATGGGTTCGTTCGCCTGTCTTGCCCATTGTCGCGTGCAGATTATTACCATAGCTTTGACCTCCATCTTTTGATACAGACAAATAAACGGTTGGTTGAGCATTTGGTGCGTAAGGAATTGTTAAAATATTGTCGAGNCCATGATCAGGAGTAAAGCCCAATACACCCGTAGACAATGCACCTTGCAATAAATCAAGTTGCCATCGGTCAATGCGTAATCGCTTATAACCCTCTGGACTCATTTGACGGCCTATTCTCATACGTCTGATTCGTTCACCGTTATTAGTCGTGACCTGATCGCTTACGATGTAAAATAGAGCTTTCTCAAAATCTCCATAGAAATTAACACCAGCAAAATAAGCATGGGTTTGGGCGGGATGTCGATCCCCATTGATAACCTCCTCTTCATGCCACTTTGGGCTTTCCGATGTACTCATCGACACATTTAATACAAATGTGTGATTCGCAGCCGTGAAGTTAAGACGGTAAAAAATAAGTCCGTTCTCTTTAATTAAAATGCCACGAGCATCAGAAACACCAAACTCAGCCGCATATTGNGCCAACTGATAATCTAATGCCCTGTTGCTTACTGGAAGTGATTCTGTNCCTTTAACTTCCATTACTCCGGCTAATCCATCACGGTCTTGAGCCAAGAAAAACATGCGATCAAATCCAACCGCAACGCTTCCTATGGCTGGTGTACCAACCTCCATAAGGAGCGAATTATTGCGCCTAAATGGTAAGTTAGTACCCAGACCTGCGTTTTCCCAAACCTCTGTATAGTATTGGGAAAACAAAAATATTCTTCTATGTAATGTTCTACACGCAACAATTGTTCCCGGATGTGACGTAATACTTCCNAACTGTAACTGCCCAGATACCAATATGGTATTAGTCGGTGCGCCAGCCGTTGTAATGTCAATCGCAATTCCAGCAATAGCATTCTGGTAACTCGTAGCAAGCTTAATTGTTCCGGGATTGGTAGCCGGGGTTCCAATCATGATCACATAATAGGTTGTTGTCGTGTTCAATGGGGCTGGCAACGTGCCAGTCGTTGTAAATGTAACAGGTACGCCCGTTTGGAAGTTCGCATTGCTTGTGCTTAATGTTAAAATNTCGGTAGCNGCAACAGCCGTAAAGGTTGCACTTCCACCACTCCAAACCATACCTTGGTTTAGGGATGACAAATAAAAGTTATTAGTGCCACCAGCGGCAACCAAAAAGAATCCATCGAGATAACACACGTCAATTGGATTAGCTGGAAATCCGACATCAGTAATTTGCGCAAAAGTAGTAGCATTGATATCCCAAATGTACCCTTCCACACCATCCACAAAGATTACTTGGTATTGATTCGCATCAACGCCAACATAGCCAGAAGCCGTAACCAGTGTTCCAAGAAGAGTTTTTGTTAATGAACCCAGCGTTCCTGTAATTAAATATAAGGACGCACCAAAAACCTGATAAATTCCATTATTAAATACAAAAGTCGCCCTAGAACCCCCTGTTTCAGGAGTAAAATCTAAGGCTGAATCGATCAATCCAGATGTTGAAATCATGGCTTTTGGTCGTTTTCCATTGGCATCAAGGTATTCAAATACGTTAACACTACGTTCCGCATTGATTGTGCTGATACGCTGGTTATCGTAGCTGCCTACAAAGTCATAATCTTTGCAATCACTCGCCATAATTAGTACGCCAAAATATTTTGCCAGTAGAACGGCTCGGCTCTGCTTAATATTGCAGAGGGTCGTACTGTGACATCGGTTTCGTTTGCGCTCTTAATGGAATTGTAATAATCGTTGTACTCATCTTCGGAAGTTTGCGGCCAGTTACCAGATGGGTAATAGGCAAGCCATTTCCTACCGAGTGCGTACTTTAAGAACCCGTAGTAAAAAGGTGGTAACGCTTCAAGATTTGAATTAGCAGCCAAACTGTTAATCATGCATTTAACACCCAACGTACAAGGGTACGGCTGGTCTGGTGCAGGATATAAAGTAATAATACTTTCATCGGCTTGTTTATCTAGGAAGATAAAACCCGGTCTTGTATTTAATGGTAATAGTCTAGTAACACCGTAGTACTGTGCTTTGTTTATGATTTGCAGTGGATAGATAATCCCTTGACCTGCGCTTGGCACCATGTAGTTTGCAAAAGACAAATCTACAATTCTATCNGCCACAACATCAGGATTAGGAACCATATCCGAAATCGTATAAGACGGTTGAGCAACNATTAAATTAAAATTTAACTCAGTCAAATAGGGTATATAGATGCTGTCTTCGGCAAATTTGGCTAATAGTTCATTAATTAGTTCAAGTCCGGTACTTAGCATGTATGGATCAGGTGTCTCACCAACGCCTAATTCGCCAATCAGGTACAGTGAATTGATGATCAATTGGTTAGTTGTCTTGACGATTTGGGCCATTGCTCATCTCCTTATGATGAAAAAAGCGAAGAAAATCGACACATCACAAGGACATGTCGATCATATCGACTTATTTCAAAGGAAACGCATCGTCTAAACCTTTACAAAGTTTACGGCCGAAGTCTTTTGCGTTTTCGCCATCATTGCTCATATACGCATTGAATTCTTCCATTTCCTTTTTCATTTTAGGACGGTCGCCCATATGCTTTTTCATCTTGGCTTGCTCTGCTCTAACAAATGCGTTGTTAGATTGAACCATTTTATTGTCTTTCATGACTGTTTCTCCTTAGTTTGTGCTTTAGCTTTAGGCTTTGCAGCCTCGGCCTTTTCGTTTTTTACATCCTCTTCAACCCGATTCTTATAGGCTTGCGCCTTAGTTGGGCAATCAAACCAAACACCCGATTCAATCAGGTGTTCGGCTTCGTCATGCTCAACCACTCGAAAGTGGTCTAGCGGATGATAAATACAAGTCAGCATATGCTTCCCCCTTAAGACAACACACGAACAGCGTATTGTGCGTGCCACTTAAAGCCGCAAAGTAAGTCAATACGCATATAGTTTTGGTAACCTAAGATGTCACCAGTTTGCGTTACCGCAAGTGATAAACCAGTCTCAGGATCAACAGCTACAGATGCATAAGGAACTTGCAGTTTGTAAAGTGGAGGGCAAACAATATCTAAACCACGACTTGGATAAGCCACGTTAACGTTATGTGTACCAACCAAAGTAACAGGTGCGTTATCTGGAATTGGATTACTTACGTTACGGTTAGGGTTCATCGTGTCAGAGATGATGATTGGAGCGACTTGTACAGACAAGTTACCACCAGCATCAGAGCTAGCATTTGCAGTAACAACCCACTGCATGTCTTGACCAGTAGAAGCGCGACCAACTGGGTTAACAGAAGTCACACCACCAATTGAGAACACATCACCAACCAAGAAGTAGTTAGTAACACTTGCACTCGCACCATCCATAACAATCGTGTTACCAGAAGATACTTGACCGTTAACAAGCAATGCATCAGAAGAATGCAGAGTTGGGCCAGCACCAGCTTGGTGACGTTTAATGTTTTGAGATTGGAAAATGTCGAAGTAAGACAAGTGACCAATTGCAGAAGAACGAACGATGTCTTCGTTGAATACAGGAGTGAAGTTATTTAACAACGCACCTTTCAAGCTAGAACCGTCTCGTACAGTCATTGCCATATAAGCATCAGATGCAATATTTACACCTTGCTCAAGCAACTTAGCACCAGCCATATCTACAGTGGTGAACGAGTTAATAGCNACACCAGCAGTACCAGTGAAGAAGTTAAGCTCTTGTTCAGCAGCAGCAGCAATATCTTTTTCCATTGCTGTAATTACTTCCTGAATAGCAGGAGCAATAAACAAGCGCGAAAAGTCTTCAATTCTTAAAGACAAATCTTGGATAGTGTACGCAATCAGAGCATGGTATTGATGCTGAATAACAATCGTTTCTACAGTCTCAATGATTGATTGAGGAGTAGCCACGGAGCCATCACCAACAATAAAATGGTTTTGTCTACGTACTTGTAANGTATCGCCAATCTTATACCCAGAAGACACGAAGTCATCTTGATAAATACGTGATGCAGTCATCACNAAAGGCGCGTTGTTCGCGAACATTGCCAACGCAGTATTTGATACTAGGTCGGTCGTAATAAATTGGTTAGCCATTGCTAGTCTCCATTTAATCCGTTAAATGGGTACATAGCGGTGTCACAAGGGTTTCAGTTGGGTTTCATCCTTGAAACCCTTAGATCACTTCCATGTACCAGCCTTCATCCGCCTACGGATTTCACCCGGAGGCGTTTTGCCTGTAACAGCAGTGGATGAACTAACTGGGTTTTGTCTAATGCCACCCATAGGGGTAGTTTTCTGGTTAGCAGTCGGTTTCCCGTGGTTCCCCATTAAACTAAACGACAGTTTGTTCACCTCACGTGCTTGATCTAAGGGATGGAGTTTAGAAATGCGCTCAAGTTCGCCACGATTTTTGCCTAACCTATAAGCTACCTCAGCAGGGTTTTCGATGAGTAACAGTGCATCCCGCACATGTGGCGTAAAGGGCATTTCCTTATCCCTCACNACATCATCAAAATCTTCGTACTTTTCTGATGCATTATCAAACTCATCGTTCAAACGTTGATACTGTTTGTGAACGTGATTTTGCATTTCTGCATTTTTGGCCTGTCTCTCTTCGTGATCCTTCATTCCAAGAGCTAAGCGTACTGCATGCTGTATTCGCTCCTCTTCATTCATCCCTGCAACCGGAGGCTGTCCGGGTGAATTGTAAGGGTCGTGATGTATCGTTTGACCTGGGTTCGCGCTATCACCGCCTCTCATTGATTCCATAGCCGATATACGGTCATGAAGTTCTCTGATTTCCTTGCGATGGTTACGTTTCAGAGCGTGTACACGTTTTTGAACAGAGGAAAGATTTCCTTCTCCACTCTCTGGTTCATCAANGCTTTCTTGCTGAACTTCCTGTTCAGTTTGAAAACCATCACCGTCTTCGGCACCTGTTCCTACGTCTNGATCATCACCACTTATTTGTTCAGCTAAAGCGTTTTCGTCCTCGTGCATCTCAACTTCTCCATGTTGACATCTCCAAGATGTCACTCGTCATTCGGTTGACAAGTAACCCTAGACCTTCCGGCGGCCTGAGACCCTAGGCAAATCCTTTGCCCGATAGATACATTTTCTTACATCTAAAAGTAGCTTACGACCCCATATGTACGACCCCCCAATTTATTTTGGGGGTTTTTCATGTGGGTTATGGTGTTTATGGATGTCTGCAAGCACAGAAGCGATTGTTCGTGAGAAATCTTTCTCGGCTTTATCAGCGTCAAGAAGTAGCTTACCATGGTCAATTTTTATCTTCTGTTCTTCCATTCCCATCTTCGATTGCATTTGTTGCGCTTTCAGAATCATTTCAGCCTGATCGAGCATGTGTTTCTCTTTGCGAATTTGAAGTTCTTCTGCTCTCTCCATGAGGGCTTGTTCTTCAAGGTGCATTTTCTGCTCGTTCATCTTCATTTGTTGCTGTTGCTGCATCATTTGCTGTTGCATCATCATTTCTTGAGGATTAGGTTTAGGTGGTGGNGGCGGCTTTCCTTCCTCTTTGGCTATAATTTCAGGAGGTACAAGCGATTTAAACCGCTCAGCAATTTGAGGCATATATTGCACGTCAAGATTCTTAGCCCATAAATCAGCCACAAGCGGGAAAGTTTGAGGAGCAGCTTGTAACGTTTGCTGGAAGAACTCCAACGCAATATCCTTCTGAACCGCAAAGCTTGGCCCGGTGTCAATCTCAATATCATAATCGCCAGAATCAAGTACGTTCTCTCTGATTGGGTTGCCATCCTCATCATCTCCAACATGCTTGTTAAGAACGATTGAATCGGTGCGTCCATCGGCTTTAGAAATAATCATTGGCCGCTCAAATTCACCTGCAATGACTGGTAAAAGGTCAAGTACAACGCGTCCACCCTGTTCAAGTGCTTGATTAAGGTTATCGAACCAGACATAAGCCGACATTGAACCTTCCATTTTCCGCTCTCTACGCGCTTTNCCTGANATGTCCTTACCTTGGAGTGCCTCGTTNTCTGAAAACCCGAGAATCTCGCGTATATCTTGGCTTCCGCGTTGATATTGNGCCAATAATGACGGTGAAATTTCCCAAGGCGACATTTTTGTAGGCATTTGACCCGTCTTTGGATCAGGNTTAGCCACCAAAATACCGTTTTGTAANTCGGGATTACGCCACATNTGTTCATTACCCAGAATNTTATCAGGCGTTCCAATCCATTGTTCACGTCTACGGTTTTTAACTTCCGCTGCAATCTCTGAACCCACATANTTTACGAACTTCTGCGCGTCTTTGGCTTCATGGATGAATGACCGAGTGTATTGTTGGCCGTCAATGAAGTTTGAATCTCCATCAACAAAAATTAGAGGCAAATACTTAGATGGCCAGTCGTTGAACTTAATAATTTGGTTTTGAGTAAGCATGTATTGGCGAATCTTAAAGTCTTTACTCATACGCTCTGCATGAACTTCTGGAATGCTTTTGCGTATCATGTCGCCTACAATTTGTGAGCTATCAGCTAGAGCGCGTTTAAACTCTAACTCTTTTTGCATGTCTTCCCATTCTTCGGNTGTAACCGTNGTTCCATCGGTNAGGAGTAATACTTTTATTGGGAACCATTCTTTACGTGAGTACTTACATACCACGATTGAGTCNCGCGTTTCCCATTGGAAATCGAGCAGTGAGCGCGGATCTGAATAACTAATAGGGTTAAGAATGTTCGGATAAGTCGCATAAAATTCTTCCTTCTTGTAAACGAATTGCCTAGAACAAAAGTTACCATCGCCTTTATGTGGCTTTAATGCGGTAGGGTCAAACGCGGTTCGTGTTACATCGGGGATAATGTCATAGCGAATAACCTGATTAAATGAACGTGGGCTTTCATATTCAAGCAATATTTCAAANGCACCATGACCCATCATTAAGGCTTGCTTAAANGCNGTCTGATANACCAAGTCATTTTGTGATTGATAAGAGATTGTGCGCACTAAATCCGCGCGTAGATTAATTTGGTCTTGTGAGGCATTCCCAGTAATTGAACGAACCATTAAATCAGGTTTATTCTTGCGCTGTTCGCCTAAAATCTTTTTGATTGGATCATACAGTTTGTTAAATACCATCGGAGGCTTAAACAAACGTGAGAATTCAGAACGTTCTACTGCCGACCATTGATCGCGCAATACAAAGTTCATATCATCTTTTCCGCGCACTTGGTTTTCACCAAAGTACCCATCCCATTGCACCATGTCTTCACGTGCTTTGGTTAATACTTCTGCCTCGTCTATCCCTGCATCTTCAAGGGAAGCTTGCAGTTCTTCGTTCATAAAGTCAATTTCATCGACTTCAAGTTGATCAGCAATGATTTCCATGCTTTACCCCGTCCGTTGGGTTAAACAATTAAATCGCGACTTCAACAAATCTATGTCAAAGTCACGGTTTAAACTCTTATAGTCGCTTCGTCCTGAACCGACTTTGTAACTTAAGCGGCTTCTTGCTGCTCTTCTACTGCTTCAACTGGCGCAACGGGTTCTTCATACTTAACCCAATCATCACCCTCAAAATCTGCGATTGAGAATATGAAATTGCCAGCATTAGGATTTGGACGGGTAACAATCTTCCATACATAATCCATATCAGGAAGGACTTTTAAATATCCTTCACTATCAGCCCATGCAGTACGTCTCATGGCATCACCTGCTTTCAGTTGCGCTAAAGCTTCTAAAAATAACATCCTTATTTCTCCTTGTGGTTTTAAAATTATGGGTTAACCGTTAACTGGCAAGACCCGTTTGTAAACACTGGCTTGTACCATTGGTGGCCATCCGAGCCAACAGCAGCAATAAAGTCAGTAGGTAGCAAGCTGATTGTTTGAGTTTTTAAATAATTGTCTAGGAACCCAGCAGCACTGATTTGTGATAAAGTGTTGTTAGGGCAATAGAGGCGTCCAATGCGCGGAACAACCGCATTTGCTTCACCTGCAAAGTTTAACAGTAACGTAGTTTGTGATTGAGCAGCCATTTTATAATCTCCTTATCGATCAGCTAGGCGTTGCATTACTCCATGTAATGCCTTGTTGTTTACTACCTTGTGAAACGCAATCTCGTAATGACGCTTACATTCCTTACACATTTTCTCATCTTTTTGTTGGTTATAGAACCTACCACANCCTGNGCATTTAATCATTTACTTACAGTCCTTAAATGTANCACATTGTTTTCGTATCTTATTTCTTTCTTAGGCTTATTATTTAGCATGTCCGTTATATCTCGTAACTCCTTCAAACACTCCAAACATTTATTCGCCAACA